CTCAGAGAGTTTCTCCAGGTATCGGAGCATCAATTACATTTACTGGAACTGATATAGAATCAATTCCTAGAGGTGGTATTATTGATGAGGTTGTAGCTGGATTTGGTTCGGCTTATCAACCATTGCAACAAGCAACAGCATTCTGTTCTGTTTCTGCTGGAGGAACAATTCAATCAATTGGAATTGGCACATCGGGATCTGGTTACAGAACTGCTCCAATTGTAAGTATTGCTAGCACAGTTGGTGGAAGTGGTGCAGTAATTACGGCTACAGTTTCAAATGGAGTATTAAGTGGATTGTCAATTACAAATGGTGGTTCTGGATACAGTCAAACAAGTCCACCTATTATTACTGTAGGTATCCCAACCGCTTACGCCAATTTAGAATTAGTTGGTGGATCAGGAGCTGGTGCTAGAGTAAACGTACAAGTTGGTTCCGCTGGAAGTGTAACACAATTTGATATTGTTAAAAGAGGTTATGGATATAAGCCAAATGAAGTATTAACAATCACTGGTGTTCCTACTAGAGTCGGCATCGCTACGAGTGCATTCACACTCACTGTAAGATCCACAATTAATAATGAATTTTCTGGTTGGAGTTTTGGAGCGTTAGATAGACTTGACGACATTTCTCAATATTTTACAGGGCAAAGAAAAACTTTTGGTATTACAAAAACAGTTGTTACTACAAATCCATACAGTATTGATGCTGCAGCTGGTAGTGGTTTAGAAGTTCAAAACAATCTATTGATATTCATTAATGACATTCTTCAACAGCCTGGAAGAGATTACATATTCACTGGCGGTACTCAAATTACATTTACAGAAGCTCCTAAATCTGGAAGTAAATTCCAAATGTTATTCTATAAAGGTTCTGATGTTGATGTTGTTGATGTAGATATTCTTGAAACTATTAAAGAAGGTGATTTTATTAAATTATTATCCAGTTCTCCATATCAAGAACAATCTAGAAGAATTGTTGAAGAAATTACTAAGAGAGATCAAGTCCAAACAAACTTTTATTTTGATGTTGGCATTTCAACTTCTCCAGAAACAACTAGATTAGTAAATTGGACAAAACAAACATCAGATTTAATTATTAATGGTGATGTTGTGTCAAAAGCAAGAACAAATTATGTTGCAAATGTAAAACCAACGTCAAGAATTATTAAAAATATTAGTGCATCTGATTCCCAAATTTATGTTGAAAATGCATTCCCATTCTTCAGGCAGCTAGATAACTATCTTCAAGCCGATAACAAAATTATTATTGTAGATGAAGTTGATACTGCAGCAGCTACAGCATCTGCAACAGTGTCTGCTGCGAGCACAATCGGCTCTGTGACAATAACCTTTGCTGGATATGGTTATACCACATCAACATCTCCATTAGTAAGTTTTGCTTCTACAACACGTCAAATAAAAGAGATCGGAAGAACTTGGACTGTTGGAATTATAACTAGCACAGCATTACCATATAAATCAATTGCTATTAAAGATGGGATATATGTTGCCGTAAGTGATGCTGGGTATATTTCAACATCTACTAATTTAACCACATGGTCTACTTACAATCAAGAGCCTTATGATTTTACCGCTGTTGGTGTTGGTAGCACTTCAATAGTTGTTGTTGGTCATAATGGAACAGCTATTAGATCTTATTCTGGTGGACAAGGATCTTGGTTTAATTCTCCAGCATTCTATACAAGAAATTTTGCAAGTTTAAGTTTCTCATATACTCCAATTACATCATTCACCCGCGATTTAAATGGAGTTGCTTATGGAAATGATGCATTTGTCGCCGTTGGAAGTGGTGGAACTGCGATTGTAAGTAATTATGGTTCAAGTGGCATTGGAACCGCTTGGGTTGTCAGGAGTACACCAATTACGAGCAATTTAAATGCAGTTACATATGCTTTAGGAGGATTCTATGCAGTAGGGAATAGTGGCAGAATACTCTCTAGTGCGGATGGGTATGTTTGGAATGAAGTTCCAGATTCTGCTATTACTACTACGCAAAATCTTTTAGATGTAAATTATGTTGATAATAAATTAATCGCGGTTGGTAAAAATGGAACGATCATATATTCAACCGATGGAAGTATTTGGACTCTTGTAACTAGCAACGTGTCTGAAGATTTATATTCAATCGTACATACTGATAATGTTTACATAATTAGTGGTTCAAATTCACTTATTTTAAATTCTCTTGATGGTATTAATTGGAACATTAGAAGATCTGCAAGCACAACAACTTTTAATAAAATAATTGCGTATCCACAAGGAATTGTAGGTGTCGGATCTACTGCTCAGTATGGATATTCATTCCCAGAAGTTTCAAGAGCACAAGCAACAGCAACTGTTTCTGCTGCTGGAACAATATCTGCCCTTTCAATTACTGAAGGTGGTTTTGGGTTTAATCCATCATCCCCTGCAATTGTTTTAATTTCTCCACCATCTGCAAAATATGAAACTGTAAATAATGTTGATGCTGTTGGTGATTTTGGTGTAATTGTTGGTGTAGGAACTAGCTCAACGGGAGTAAGTACAACTTCTCCAATGATTAGATTTAATTTTGATTCAGATTCATCTTTAAATGTTGCTAAATATTCCTTTATCGCAAGAAGTGGTATTTCGACTGGTGATTACTTCATTGTTAAAAATTCTTGTGTTGGTAGAGGAACTACAAGTCTATATTTGGGTCAAACAATTGGAATAGGATCAACGTTTATTGATAATGTCTATCGTGCAGATCAAGTCATTAATGATGGAATTTCTGGTATTGTAACTGTACATTCTAATGTACAATCAATTTCTGGAATTGGATCGACAAGTTTTGCTGGTTTAGGTGAATATTCTTGGGGTAAACTTTACAATTTTGATAATAGAACTTCTCCAAGAGAATTTAAACTTTCTAATACAGGATTGACTGGTGTTTCCACTGCTCCAACAATTTCACGTATTAATGCTCTCAAAGAAGAGTATTCATAACAAGATAAATAAGTAAAAAACTATAAAAATATGGCAGCTATTATTACTGATCAATTTAGAATATTGAATGCCGAAACTTTTGTTAAAAGTTTTACGGGTATTGGTACTACTACCAATGTCTATTATACTTTTATAGGATTACCTAATTCAACTGATACTGTAACTGGATCTGGCACAACTGATTGGAACACAAATGTGCCAAATCCAAAAGATATGTTTAAAGAGCAGAATGATTATTATGATACTATGATCGCTCTGAAACGTGTGAATTCTTCTGATTTGAGAAGAATGGTGAGAAAAGTTTCATGGGCTGCTGGAACGACCTATGACATGTACAAGGATACATATAGTTCTTCAAATCCAGCGCCAGTAACAAATGCAACAAGTTTATATGATTCAAATTTTTATATAGTCAATAGCAATTATAAAGTTTATATTTGTTTAAACAATGGAATGTCACCAGATTTTCCATCTGGAAAACCTTCAATTGATGAACCAGATTTTACTGATTTAGAACCAAGAGCTGCTGGAACAAGTGGTGATGGATATATTTGGAAGTACTTATATACAATTTCACCTTCTGATATTATTAAATTCGATTCAATTGATTATATGCCAGTTCCTTCCGATTGGGGATCTGGTCAAACTGCAGAAATTAAAAATAACGCAATTAATGGAGAAATTAAAACTGTAATTATTGAAAATTCTGGTGCTGGATATCAACCAATTGGCACATCATTTAAAAATGTACCCATTCTTGGTGATGGTACAGGTGGTAGAGTAACTGTTACTGTAGATAATTCTGGAAAAGTATCTAACGTTGAAGTCACTAGTGGTGGAACTGGTTATACTAGAGGTAGAATTCAATTCTATCCAGGTGCTCCTGGATCTGAAATTGGTGGAGCTATTTCTGGGTTAAGTGCTGTTGGGACAGGAACAACTTCTGTTGCATCGTTTGAAGTTATTATTCCTCCACAAGGAGGACATGGGTATGATGTTTATAAAGAACTGGGTGCTTATCGAGTTTTGGTTTATTCAAGATTTGAAACAACAGCATCAAATCCAGACTTTATCATTGGAAATGATTTTGCTAGAGTTGGTTTATTAAAGAACCCAACTGTTTATGGAAGTAAAACACAATTGTTAACAGCCTCTGAAGTGAGTGCTGTTGGTGGAGTCAAGCTAAAGAGTTTGACTGGTGGAAATGTGTCAGATACAACATATTCAGTAGATTCTACAATTACACAAACTACTGGTATTGGTTCAACAGCAGCTGGTATAGTCGCTGCGTGGGATAATGCTACTGGTGTATTAAAATATTATCAGCCTGTCGGATTAGGTCTTTCGTCTTATGGTTTTAGAGTAACTGACTTTACTGATGCTATTGGTTATGGTGGAACTTACATTGTTAGTGGCGCTAGTGTTGGTTCTAATTTGGGAATTGATACTAGTTTTGGTAGTTCAGCAAATCCAGGAACTGCTACAACAATTGGTTCTGGTACTAACACAAGATTAGTACCTTTAGGATTAAGATTTATTAATGGCGTTGCTCCACCAGAAGTAGAAAAATACTCTGGAGAAGTCATCTATATAGATAACAGAGCAGCAATTCCAAGATCTTCTACACAAAAAGAAGATATCAAAATTGTATTAGAATTCTAAGAAGATGCCTCAGAATACAAACCTCAACACAGCACCATATTTTGACGATTTTAGCGAAGATAAGAATTTTAAGCGTGTTCTATTTAAACCTGGAACACCAATTCAGTCCAGAGAATTAACTACTTTACAATCCATACTTCAAAATCAAATTGAAAGTTTTGGTAAACACTTTTTTAAAGAGGGTGCAAAAGTAATTCCAGGACAAACATCATATGATAACCAATATGAATATGTTCAAGTAAATAATACATTTTTTGGCACAGATGTAAGGGATTATATTTCCCTTTTAATTGGAAAAAGTATTGTTGGGGCAACTTCTGGCGTAACTGCCACAGTAATTAATGCTATTACTGATTCTGATTCAGATAGAAATACTAATACTTTATATGTTCGCTATGTAAAATCTAACAGCACTGATTTTACTGGATCTAAATTTGAAAATGGTGAGGAACTAATTACTGAATCTACCATATCTACCGACAACATTTTAATTGAATCTGGTAGTTCTTTTGCATCATGTATTTCAGAAAATGCAACTGGAATGGCATCTTCTGCTGCAATATCTGAAGGTGTTTATTTTATCCGAGGTCATTTTGTAAAAGTAATTAGTGAATCTGTAGTATTAGATCAATACGGAAATGCACCTAGTTACAGGATCGGTCTATTAATTAATGAGGAAATTGTTACAGCATTTGACGATGATTCATTATATGATAACGCGCAAGGATATTCAAATTATTCTGCTCCTGGGGCAGACAGGTTTAAAATTTCAACAACTTTAGTTAAAAAAGATTTAACTGACTTTAATGATGAAAATTTCATTGAATTGATGAGAATTGAAAATGGTATTCTTCAATCATTTGTAAGAGAATCTGTTGGAGATACCATTAGAGATGAGCTTGCAAGAAGAACATTTGATGAATCTGGAAATTATATTGTAGATGCGTTTGAATTATTTGCGAAAGAAAGTTTAAATGATTATGAAGGTAATGGAGGAATCTATACAGAACAGCAAACTACCTCAGAAGGAAATACTCCATCAGATTCACTTGCACTTTTACAAGTATCTCCTGGAAAAGCTTATGTAAAAGGTTATGAAATTGGAAAAATTTCTAACACCTTCATTGATATTGAAAAGCCAAGAACTTCAAACACTGTAGAGTCATATTCATTAACTTTTAATTCAACCGCAAAAATTGCAGTCAACAATGTCACAGGTTCTGCTCAGGTTGGATTTGGAACAACGACAACACTATTACTTTCAGACTCCAGAGTTGGAAGTAATGGATTAGTTTTTTCTGGCAATGAAATTGGTGTTGCTAGAATATATGATCATAAATCACAAGATTCAAGATATTCAAGTGATCTTACAAAATATGAACTTTTTGTATACGATATACAGACATATACTAAAGTTTCAATTTCAACAACAATCACTTTAAATACTCCAGCATTTATTAAAGGTAATAGTAGTGGAGCTACTGGATATTTACAATCATCAATTTCAGCATCTCCAAATTTAACTTTATACTGTAGTAATGGTTCGTTTATACAAGGCGAAACTATTTCTGTAAACGGAATCAGTTCTGCTCCAACTATTGTTTCAGTTCGTGATTACGATTTTAGTGATGTAAAATCTATTTACTCTCAAGTTGGCATCAACACATTTACTGCCGATTTAGATTTATCACTTGTAAAATTAATTGCCCCTCAAGGAACTCAATTTACAATTACTAGTGGTGGAAGTGTTACTGTAGGTCTAACATCTGCAGCTTCAGTTGGAATTAAGACTGGAGATATTATTAGATATACTAAAACTGGAAATACAGTATCAACATATAATAGAGTTACTGCGGTAAGTCCATCTACCAATACATTCACAGTCGCTGGAATTACTAGTGTAACTAATATATGCGATGGAACTTTACCAGCAGCTAATATTAGTGTCAATGATCTTGTAATTGTTAATCCTGAAATTATTAATGGTGGTAATTCTACTCTTATAACTCCATTACCACAAAAAGATATTAGTAATTTAGATTTAATATCATCTCAAGTAAAAGTTAAAAAAACATATACTCTTGCAATATCTGGAAGTCAAGCAACAGTAACAGAAACTGATCTAAATCTATTTTTTGCAGAATTTGATGTAGAAGATTATATATTATCATATTCTAATGGAAATGTAGAGCCACTACGCAGTGGACAAGTAACATTTACAAATGGAAACAAAACAATTACAATAACGCAATTATCAGTTGCAACTGATTCTAGTGCAAAATTAATTGCATCTTTAAATAAAATTAATGCATCATCAAAACAAAAAGTTTTAAATCGTTGTGCTACAGTAACAATTAGCAGATCAACCGCTGGAGGTTCTGGAATAGGAACTTCATCATTAAATGATGGATTAACTTACAGCACAATCTATGGAACAAGAGTTCAAGATGATGAAATTTCTCTAAATGTTCCTGATGTTTTGCGTGTACATGCTATTTTTGAATCTAACGATACTGCAACACCAACTCTTCCACAATTATCATTAGTAGAAATTTCTGGTTCACTTTTAAATGCAATTCAAGGTGATGTAATTGTTGGAACAGAAACTAAAGCAAGTGCAAGAGTAATTTCAACTACAGCATCAACTGTAAATTTTGTTTATATAACTGAAAAAACATTTAAATTAGAAGAATCTGTAACTTTCAAAAAATCTGGTATTTTTGCAACAATTTCAAATGTAACAGATGGAGATCCTGAAATTACAGAAAATTATAGTCTTGATTCTGGATCTAGATTAGAATTTTTAGATTATGGTAGAATTGTTAGAAAAAGCACTGCACAAACACCAACTCGTCAAATAACAGTAGTATTTGATCATTATACTGTACCTTCTGGCGATGCGGGCGATTTTGTCTCCTTCTCTAGCTATGATTCGGATTTATATTCAAGAGATATTCCATCAATTAGAGATCTAAGATCTACTGATTCAATTGATATTAGACCTAGAGTTGCAAACTACAATACTTCCACAGATACTTTATCACCATTTGAATTTAAAACAAGAAGTTTTATATCTTCTGGAACTTATTCAAATTATCCAATTTATCCAAATAGTCAAATAATATTAGGATATTCATATTACTTACCAAGAATTGATAAACTTCTCCTAACCAAAGAAGGATTTTTTGAACTTAGAAAAGGTGTTCCATCTGATAATCCAATTCCACCTATTGATATTTCAACATCATTAGATGTTGCTACAATTAGATTGAGACCTTATGTTTATAGTGTCAAACAAGATATTACAATAGCGCCTACACAACATAAGCGTTATACGATGGCAGATATTACAAAACTTGAAAATAGACTTGCCAACGTTGAACAATACACAGCACTATCACTTTTAGAAAGTGATACTTCAAATTTAACAATTAGAGATTCTCAGACTGGTTTAGATAGATTTAAGTCTGGATTCTTTGTTGATAATTTTAAAAATCATATTGGACATATTTTAAGCGGAAAGTCAAGTATTGATACCCTTAAAGGTGAACTACGACCATCACACTATACTACAGGAATTGATCTTTTAATTGGATCACAATCTCTTGTTGGTGTGGGATCAACTGCTAATCAAAATGCAGATGCTAGATTTGTTGACGATTTACAATCACCTAATTTAAAGAGAACAGGATCATTAATAACACTTTCGTACACTGAAACTATTGCGGCACAGCAAAGATTTGCAACTAGAACCGAAAATGTAAATCCATTTGCAGTTGCAACTTGGATTGGAAATATTGAATTAGCGCCTTCATCTGATACGTGGATTGCTGAAAACAGATTAGCAATTAGAAATATTGAAGACGAAGGTTCATTCAACGCATTAATTAATGCTTTAGGTGCTGATCCAAATACAGGTCTTGCACCTACTGATTGGGGTTCATGGCAAGAAGTTTGGTCTGGACAAACTGTTGTTGGAAATGAACTTGTTAGATCAGAAACAAACACACAACAACTTTCGGACACTGGTTGGACAAATACTGGTGCTAGAAGAGGTAATTGGCCCTTCTTAGAACAGACAAGAACTTCTGCGTTCTTAGATACGACCACAAATACAAATTTACTTACAACAAGAACTGATACACGTCTTTCTAGAAATGGAATTAATTTCCAAGTTTCTCCAAGAGTTGATCGTAGATCTTTAGGATCATCAGTTGTAAGTAGAGATATTATTCCATTCTTAAGATCAAGAAATATTGAATTTGTTGCAAAACGAATGAGACCAAGAACTCAGTTCTATGCATTCTTTGATAAAGTTGCTATGACTGATTATTGTGTTCCAAAACTTCTAGAAATTTCTATGGTTAGTGGAACCTTTGCAGTTGGAGAAACTGTTGTTGGTTATCTTCCTGGAACAACTTTAAGAAATTCAGATAATACATTAATTAGGTTTAGAGTAGCACAATCTAATCACAAATACGGAGCTTATAATTCTCCAACACAAACCTTTGATTTAAATCCATATGAAGATACTTTAACATTAGCACAAAATTATTCTTCAACGGCTACAGTATTAAATATTGATACATTTAGTCTTGGAGCAACAGCTGATAGTGAATTTTATGGCAGAGTCGTTGCAGACATGGTTCTTGTTGGACAAACAAGCGGCGCTCAAGCAACTGTAAGAGATATACGTTTAGTTTCGGATAGAAATGGCACTTTAATTGGATCACTCTTTATACCAGATCCTGCTTCTCCAACGGAGCCAGAATTTGAAACTGGTAGAAAGACTTTATTATTAACGGCAAATAGAAATAATAATCCAATTCCAGGTTCATTTAATAGTCAAGCAGAAGTTGTATTTACTTCTTCGGGTGAACTTAATACAACACAAGAAACTGTTATTTCTACAAGAAATGCAGATGTTCAAAGAACTCAAGTTACTGATACAACAACAGTTTCACAAACTGTTTCGACATTAACAAGATCAACAACTGCTGAAACAAGAACTGTTACCAATCAAAACTGGTATGATCCTATTGCCGAAACTTTCTTAGTTACGGATGACGGTGGCATTTTTGTAACATCTTTAGATGTATTTTTTGCTACTAAAGACGATAATATTCCTGTCACTTGCCAAATCAGAACTACTCAAGTTGGTACTCCAACTTCTACTATTATCGCATTCAGTCAAGTTACTCTTGAATCAAGTCAAGTTCAAACGTCAAACGATGGTAGTGTTGCTACAAGATTTACATTCTCTTCACCAGTATACCTTGAAGGAAATGGTAGAGAATATGCAATCGTTCTTCTTTCAGATTCCAATCAATATACTGTTTGGATTTCTAGAATGGGAGAAGTTGAAATTGGAACAGCAAATCTATCAGAAAATCAGAGAGTAATTGTATCGCAACAACCTTACCTTGGTTCACTATTCAAATCACAAAACGGATCAACTTGGGATCCAAGCCAATTAGAAGACTTGAAATTTGTTCTTAATAAGGCGCAATTTACCACAGATCCTGGTGTATTTAAACTATACAATCCTAAACTGGGTGTTGCTAATGGTCAAAGACCAATTTTAAGACCAAATCCAATTCAAACAATATCAAAAGAAGTTATTGTTGGTTTAGGTTCAACAGTTCCAACCACATTTTTAACTCCTGGAGTAACTATAACACAACTTAATAATACAAATACCACTGGTAAACTTTCTAGAGTTACTGGAGCTATTGCAATCAACAATACTCAAGCTCTTCAAGTTAATAATGTTGGTAGTGGATTAACTCCATCTGCAAGTAACTTTACCTTTACTGGTGTAAATCTAACGTCAATCAGTGGCGTTGGAACAGGCGCTCAAATGCAAATCACCATTAGTAGTGGCAACATTGGTGTCATTACAGTTACAAATGGTGGACGTGGTTATGCAGTTGGTGATGTTTTAACTGCAAGAATTGGTTCAGTAAGCGAGAATGTAAGATTTAATGTGGGTATTGTATCGGCAGCAAATCAATTGACAGTAACAAATGTTCAAGGAAACTTTGATACTATTAATCAAATTGCTTGGACAGTTGGTAGCGGTCCTAACGTAGGTATTGCATCAACTCTTCCTGCAATTCCATCAACAATTACCAATAATCCAGATAAGACTGGATTGTACATGAAGGTTTCACACAGAAATCATGGAATGCATGGTAGAAATAATAAAGTAACAATTTCTAATGCAATTTCAGATTTGAGTCCAGTAAGTCTTTCTGCCGAATATTTAAATACGGCAACTACAAGTCTCCCAGTTTCTGCTGTAGGAATCTTTACAAGCTTTGAAAATGTTGGAGTTTCAAGTACAAACCCTGGTTACATTAAGATTAATAATGAAGTTCTTAGCTACACTGGAACAAATGCTAGCGTTTCTCCTCAAGTTTTAACTGGAATTTCTAGAGCAATCGATAGTACAGTTGCTCAAACACATTTGGTCAATTCTCCAGTAATGAAATATGAATTAAATGGCGTTTCATTACGAAGAGTCAACACTACACACAATTTTGTTGATGTTGATGTTGCTAATGAAATTGATTTAGATTCATATTATGTTAAAATCAATACTGCTGCTTCTGGTTTAGGAACAGCACGAGATGGTAGTAATGGGCTTCCAATTTTAGCGTTCAATAATACAGCACAAGCTGGCGGTAGAAGTGTTAGAGCAACACAAAATGTTCAGTTTGAAACAATGACTCCTAACGTTCAGATTATGCTTCCAACTACTACACAAATTTCAACGCGAGTTAGAACTGTTAGTGCAACTAGTGTTGATGGAACTGAAATTTCTTTCCAAGACCAAGGTTATGAGCCTATTAATTTAAACGAGCAAAATAGTTTCACAACTCCTAGAATTATTTGTTCTGAAGTTAATGAATTGCAACATCTTTCATCTTTACCAGGAAATAAGTCATTTACAATGGAAATGACATTATCTACCCAAAATAGAAATGTGTCTCCTGTAATTGATTTGGATAGAATTAACGTCATTACGACTACAAATAGAATCAATCGTGCTGTTACTGATTTTATAGGCGATAACCGAGTAGATTCTGATTTGTTAGATCCCAGTGCAGCTGTTTATGTAACCAAGAGAATTGATCTTGAGACTCCTGCAACTGCACTTGATGTAAGATTTGCAGCTTTCCGTGACGAAAGTAATGATATTAGAGTTCTATATAAATTATACAGACCAGATGCTCCAGATGGAGATCAGCCATATATCTTATTCCCTGGATATGGAAATCTTTCAGATGGAACTCCAGACAGAAACATAGCTTCTAGTAATAATGGTGAATATTTAGATTACAAGTTTACAGCAAATAATCTACCAGAATTTACTGGATTTACAATTAAAGTTGTATTAAATGGAACAAATCAAGCTATTGTTCCTAAGTTAAAAGAATTTAGAGCCATTGCATTAGCATAAAATGAACAATCATTATGATCGGGATTTAATACCCGTAGAAGGAAATAGTACCTTAAAAAGAGATTCTTATTCATCAGCTATTATCAACACTGATAAATCTGCTTATGAAAAATACATCCTTTTGAAGGATCAAAAAACTAAGGAAAGAAAAGAAATTGATTCCTTAAAATCTGAGCTGGCAGAAATTAGAACAATGCTAGCTCAATTAGTTGACAAGTTATAAATATTTAAAGACTATAATAGTATGCAGGCATGTCTGTACGAGTTGTAAATTTAGTAATACCTCAAGGAACAGATTTTTCAACATCATTTATGCTTGAAGAATATAATGATTTACCTATTGATTTAAATGGGTATACAGGCACTTGTCATATTAAAAAACATCCATCAAGCATTACAAAGCATCCGATGGTTGTAACCTTCCCAACTCCTGATTATGGCGAAATTAAAATTTCAATAGGATCTACAGCATCTTCTTCAATAAAAGAAGGTAGATATCTTTATGATGTTTTACTGACTGAAACAGCAACTGGATTGAAAACCCGTGTAGTTGAAGGAACAGTAACAGTTACTGCAGGAGTGTCAACCTCATGACAGAGTTTAATACCAGAATATCCGACCAAAACAGGATAAAAGTTACCACAAATTTGAGAGGTGTAACTAATTTACACCAATTAACTAATGTAGATGTTACCAACTTAGCTGACAATTCTTTTTTAGTTTATGATTCTGACACTGGAAAATGGACTGCTACTAGTTCAATTTCTGTAGGTGTGCTCCTAGATGGAGGGACCTTCTGATGGCTATTGGAGCAACTATTTTAGTTAAAAGAACAGCAGGGGTTTCTTCTCTTCCCACACTAAGATATGGTGAAATTGCAGTATCCATATCCACAGGAACTTTTGCAAATCAAGGTGGAAGATTGTGGATTGGTGATGAAGTTGGTAATCCTATTCCTGTTGGTGGTAGATACTATACAAATTTATTGACCGTTGAGCCTGGAATAGCTACTGCTGGAAAAGCATTAATTTTAAATAACAGTGGGGCGATTGACAATTTAACCATTACTGGATCTTTAAATGTAAGTGGAGTAACAACTTTTTCTTCTGGGAGTGGGTTTACATTAGAAGCAATTGGAATTTCATCCAATGTCATTAGCTCAAAGGTAGGAACTGGAAATGTAATATACTTAGATCCATATCCAACTGGAAGTAATGAAGGAAAGGTAGTAATTAAAGGAGATCTTGAGGTTTATGGTCAAACAAGCAATATAAATTCTAGAACTGTAACTGTTGAGGAATCTATATTAGCATTAAGTGATCCAACTTCAATACGAAATGTATATGGTTCTGCTGGTATTGGTACAAATGTAATACCTTTAGACTCAATTTCTGGAATTAACACTGGCGATGTTCTTAGAGGAGTTGCTGCATTACCGCTTACAGATGCTTTAAGAAGAATTACTTCTTACAATACTGCTAATAAAACTGTAAGTATTGCTGGAACAATTTCTGCTGGAATATCTTCTGGAACAGAAATTACTGTTGTATATGGATGGGATACTCAAACAAATAGAGGTGTTTCTTTTACATACAATGATGATTCTGTTGGTTTAGGAACAACAGCGTCTTTAACTGGTTTCTTTGGCTTCCAAGATTACAACAAGAGATTTACTTTTGTTCCAAATGCAACTATTGGTGTCACAACATCTACAGGAATTCGTGGATATGTAAGTGGTACAAAAGGTTATCTTGATATTAAAGGTATCTACTATCAATTAGAAGACACTAGCACAAATGGTGTTGTATATTTTGATAATACTGGATTAATGAATTCCACAACAAGTCCTGGTAGCGGAATCACAACATCCAACTATATACTTACAACACAACCAGGAACAAATGTTCCTGTTTGGACTAGCACAATTGATGGTGGAGAATATTAAACATGAACAGTGAAATTGATATTAATATTTTAGTGAAAACATTTTCAGATAGAATGATGAATTTATATAAAGATAATGCAATATTGGAGGCAAAGTATCAAAGTTTACTTCAAGATTATGCAGAGTTGCAAGAGACAAAAAATGAATTGCAAACAGAAATAAACAAAAGTAATAGAGAGCCATGAAACCATCCAGCAGACAACAACTTATTGATTATTGCCTAAGAAGATTAGGTTATCCCGTGCTGGAAATTAATGTAGATGATGATCAAATAGACGATCTTGTTGATGATGCCTTACAATATTTTCAAGAACGTCATTTTGACGGTGTTGAAAAAATGTATTTAAAATATAAGATTACTCAAGATGATATTGATAGGGCAAAAGCAAATGATACCACTAGTAAAACTGTAGGTGTAACAACTTTCAATTATCTAGAGTCTAAAAATTATATTGAAATTCCCGATAGTGTAATTGGTGTTGAGGGCATTTTTAGATTTGATGATAGCACATTTTCAAGTGGAATGTTCAATATTGCCTATCAAATTTTCTTGAATGATGTTTATAATTTTACATCAATTGAACTTCTTAATTATGCTATGGTTAAAGAATATTTGGAAACTATTCAATGGCTTATCAGTCCACAAAAGAAAATTAGATATACAAAAAGACAGAATAGACTTTATATTGATATGAATTGGTCAAGTGTTGCTGTAAATAGTTACATTATTATTGATTGTTATCGCATTTTGGATCCTGCAGATTTTCCAAAAGTTTGGAATGACTCATTCTTAAAGCAATATTTAACTGCTATGATTAAAAAGCAGTGGGGTCAAAATATGATTAAGTTCCAAGGAGTTAAACTTCCTGGAGGTGTTGAATTGAATGGAAGACAAATATATGAAGATGCAATTAATGAACTTGCAGATATTAAATCTAGAATGTCTTCTGATTATGAATTGCCACCTTTAGATATGGTAGGATAATATGGCATTAAATCCATATTTTATACAAGGAAATAGAGGAGAACAAAGACTTCTTCAAGATCTCATTAATGAGCAGTTGAGGATGTATGGAGTCAATATTGGGTATTTGCCAAGATCATATGCTATTGAAGATGGAGTTATTCAAGAAAATATTCTAGCACGTTTTAATGATAATTACTACATGGAGGCTTATGTAAATACTTGGGGAGGTTTTGGTGGCGGCGGAGATTTGCTATCAAAGTTTGGTGTTCAGGGAAATGATGATTTATCTTTAATTATTTCTAGAGAAAAATTTGAAGATTTTATTTCGCCATTTATTGAAGCAGAACTTGTAGAAGAAAATTTAAAAATTAGTAACAGACCTAAAGAAGGTGACTTAATTTATTTTCCTTTAACAGATACTTTATTTGAAGTAAAATTTATAGAGCATGAAGTAGAATTTTATCAATTAAATGGATTATATGTTTATGAATTAAAATGTGAGCCATTCAAATTTGAAGATGAAGTTATTGATACTGGCGCATATGACGTTGACACTTCAGTAGCCGATAAAGGTATTGATGCAATATTAACATTAGTTGGAACTGCAAACACAGCTGGTGCAGGAACAACAGTAATACCTTTCGGAGCAGTTCAAAAAGTTAATTTGGTTAATGATGGTTGGGGTTATACTAGCACTCCAACTGTCACATTCTCAGCTGCTCCTGCAGGAGGAAGAACTGCTACTGCGGTAGCAATTACTACAAGTAAATCGATAGTTGGATATACAACCAGTCTTTCTATTGAAAGAATTGTTCTTACAAATCCTGGTGGCGGATATACTGTTGCTCCAACAATTACAATTAGTGGTGGTGGAGGATCTGGAGGAATAGCAACGGCTTCTCTTGGAAATGGAACAATTTCAAATATTCAAATTAATAATGCTGGATCAAACTATTCAAGAAAACCCACAATTACTATTTCATCTCCATCAGGAGCTGGAACTACAGCTACTGCAGAAGTTTTTATTACAAACGGAAGCGTGTCAAACATATATGTAACAAACGCAGGATCTGGATATACGTCAACACCAACTATAACACTGTCTCATCCTGGAGTTGGAACAGGAAATTACTTATACAATGAAGTAATCACTGGAGAAACATCAGGGACACAAGCTATTGTTAAAAATTGGGATGCTAAGGATAGGCAATTAAAAGTATACAGACTGTCTGGCAAATTTACTCCTGGAGAGGTTATCGTTGGATCTGCTGGAACTTATCATACTGGTATTGGTTCTACTGGCAGATATATATTTAAATCTGCAAATTATTTTGTAGATGAAGATTTATATGCTCAGAATACTCAGATAGAAAACGAAGCTGATACATTTTTAGATTTTTCTGAGACTAATCCATTTGGAGAATACTGATGTTAGGAAATTATTTTTACCACGGAATTATTAGAAAAACCATTATTGGTTTTGGTACATTATTTAATAACATCGAAATCAGAAAAGTAGATTCAAATGGTAGCGTTGCTTCTGTTATGAAAGTTCCCATTGCGTATGGGCCAATTCAAAAATTCTTAGCAAGAATAAATCAACAGCCAGATCTTAGTAAAAAACAAACAATTACTCTACCTAGAATATCATTTGAAATGCGAGGAATTTCTTATGATCCTTCTAGAAAAGGTTCAGTAACACAAACCTTTAAAGCGGTAACAGATAATGCTAGATTACAAAAAGTTTTTTTACCAGTTCCATATAATATAAATTTTCAATTAGCTATCATGTCTAAAACACAAGAAGACATGCTGCAAATTGTAGAGCAAATTTTGCCATTTTTTCAACCAGCTTTTAATATCACTATAGACTTAATAGAAACTATTGGAGAAACTAGAGATATACCAATTATATTAGATTCTGTTAGTCCACCAGATGATAAGTATGAAGGTGGGTTTGATGAAACAAGGGTCATCATATATACTTTAAACTTCACTGCAAAAACTTCTCTGTTTGGTCCAATTGTTGATTCTACAGATAAGTTAATTAAAAAAGTTCAAATTGATTATCACGGAAATACAAACACATCAGCAAAGCGAGAAGTTCGTTATACAGCTACTCCAAAAGCTTTACAAGATTATAATGATGATGGTGTCATAAATGCTGCCGATGATGTTCTTGTAGAACCTGGAGATGATTTTGGATTTAATGAAGAAGTATCTTTCTTCCAAGATTTCAAAACTTATAGTCCATCACAACACCAAGATTTAAACTTATAATATATGAATTCCTTCGATAAAATTGATAAGATCCTAAACATTGAATCTGAGGTATCTTCTTCGGAAATTGTTTCTGTGGAAAAACCAGAAATAACTCAACCAGATGAACCAAAAAAAGATTACGAATATACTAGGGGTCAATTGTATTCTTTGATTGAAAAAGGTCAAGAAGCTGTTGATGGAATTTTAGAAGTTGCTACTAGTACAGATCATCCGAGAGCATATGAAGTTGCTGGTCAATTAATTAAGAGTGTTGCGGATGTAACTGATAAATTGATTGATCTTCAAAAGAAAATGAAAGATCTAGATGCAAAGTATAACGGCCCAACGACCGTCAATAATTCTTTATTTGTAGGATCTACTGCAGAATTATCAAAATTAATTAAGCAAGGTCTTCTAAATAGTAAAGAAGAAAAATAAAAATAATGCAAGAGCAATTAAAGCCAGCAAAAACATTATCACAAATTGCAAAAGATGGCAATGTTTCTGTTGCTGCGATTAAAAAGCAGATTGCTATGGGAACAAAAGTAGAGGGTGAGCACACAACTAATAAAGCTATAGCAACAAAAATTGCTAAGCAACATGTAGACGAACTTCCAGATTACTACACTAGGCTAAAAAAAATGGAAAAGAAAAAAATTACTGAAGAACATAAAGAAATTGCATCTGGCAAGATCAAAGACGAAGAAGGCTATATGGCGAATGTTGAGTTTGATCAAATTGAAAGATCAATTAACATTTTAAGAAAATTGGTTAAAAAATCAAATCAACAAATTCCTGCATGGGTTCAATCTAAAATTACTAGAGCTGCTGATTTTATTGATACTGCTGCTGATTATATGCAAAGTGATGATAGTGTAACAGAATCAGTTAAAAGAATTCAAACATCTGGTCAATTGTATACTATTATGCTTAATTTTTTAAGCAAAGTTTATACTATCAAGATGTACTTTCCATCTCCACAAGTTCCATCTCGGGAAGAAGTTAATAGTGCAATACAAAAAGTTTATCCAGGAGCAAAAGTTCTTGCATATTATCCTTGCATGACTAGTGCTAATTCTGGATATGTGATTGCTAGCGAACAGTCAAATCCCAGTTTTGATATCACGCATTCAATGGCTGATATTAGGAAGGCTGAAAGAGCTAAAAAAATTGCTGGTTTAGCCCAAAGAGGTGTTGGTGGAGAACAACAAAATGCTGCACGTAGAGGTATTTCTTTACCTCCTCTTAAACTAGCTGACGAATTTATTCCTGAAGATGCTTGCAATACTACTTTAGATACCCCAGAAAAGCGTCGTAAAAATTATCTTTTAAATATTGGTGTGATTGGTGAAAGTGCTGCTTGGACTCGCAAAGAAGGTAAAAATAAAAAAGGTGGACTTAATGAAAAAGGTCGTAAGTCTTATGAGCGTGAGAATCCTGGAAGTGATCTCAAAGCACCATCAAAGAAAGTTGGCAACCCTCGTAGAGCATCATTTTGTGCTCGTATGAGGGGCATGAAAAACAACTTAACTTCAAAGAAAACTGCTAGTGATCCAAATAGCAGAATCAATAAGTCCCTTAGAGCTTGGAACTGCTGATATGAAAAGCTTCAATCAATTTCTTTCAGAAAACGTCACGATTAACGGTGACTTTAATGGAACCTTAAATATTGGTGGGCAGCCAGAGCCACAACAAGTTGGTGAAGAATTTATTGCCGATCTTGTTTGGAAGGGACAATTCTACAGAATGGAAATGACATCTAAGAATGGAATTCCATCTAGAGAACAATTAGGTGAACATTTGCAAAGAGAATATCCTGGTGTAATTGTTCAGCAAATTTATCCAGTTCAAGAACAAGATAATAGTATTAATATTAAAGATTCTAAAAAATATCACTATGCAAAATTAGATTGGGTTTAATTTATGGCTATTTGGAATAAAAAGACTCAAGATTTTTTAGATCAAGAAAGAAGTCTCTTTGAGGTTTATAATATCGCAGACCACTGGGGTAACCAGACAGACTGGAGACCTCAGTTTACCAACAACAACAGATTCAAAATATCTCCATACCAAACAGTATTCTTTAACACCTTCCAGTATGGTAAAGAGACTGATGTATGGGATGAAAGAGTAGTTGGAGTTGGAACTGCAACATTTAATGCAAATGCCAGTAATATTGTAATGCAAGTTGGATCTACTACAGGAAGCAAAGTTATTCGTCAAACCAAGAATGTGATGAGATACATTCCTGGTAGAGGTGCAACTCTTGCATTTGCAATTCGTCTAGAACAACCACAAGTAGGTATTCGCAGAAGATTTGGATTGTTTGATGATAATAATGGTATTTTCTTTGAGGATAATGGAGGAACATATTCTTATGTAATTCGCAGTAGTGTAACTGGAATTGTTACAGAAACCAGAGTATACAGAGATGAATGGAATGGTGAAAAGTTTGATGGTAATGGGTGGACTGGAGTAACTGCAGATCCAACAAAACAACAAATGATTTCCATCAATTATGAATGGTATGGTGCAGGTATAATTCAATTTGCTTGGTTAATGAAGAATGAGACTGTTGCATCCCATACTTTTGAGAA